ATAGTATGTGTAGGGGGAGGGGCCACCATATCTGACGCATCGGGGGGTGGGGTATGGGTGGGGTCGACCTCCCCCCGGCTTCCGGATAACTCGGCCAGGAGGGAATCGGCCGCGTTGTCTATCACCTCGGCGTCATCCGCCTGGGCTTTCAGCATCTCACGCAACTGGGCCATTACCTGCGCGCGCGTATCCTCGCTAGATCGAATGGTGCGGATTTCTTTTCTCTCAGTAAATGCGGCCACCTCGGTTACCGACCCTAATACTTTGGCCGCCGCAGTAATTTGACCGGGCTTCGATTCCGGGTCGGTGATTACTTTCACCAGGGAATGAATCACCAGGGAGCGCAGTCCAGCGGGGGTTTCATATTCCGCCGCCCTTATGGCCGCTTCGATGGCGTCTATTTCAGCAGCAATGCGGGAATCGCGTTTCATTCTGCTGGCTGCGTCCCCTGCGGTTTTGGGTTTGGCGTTGGGGGAATACACGGTTCTGTAAGCCTCTGCGCCCTTGGCGCCCTTTGCTACCTCAAGGGCGAATCGTCTTTGTTTGGGTGTCAACTCCCGGTTGACCTCTTTTCCCAGTAGTAGGGAAACGGGGACTGTATCCAATGCTTCTTTTACTTGCTTCCTGGATAACTTGGGTGCTTTCATACTGAGCCGATGCCCTTCGGGCTGAACCAAACCGCCGCCATCATAGGTGAACAGGTGGAGAACATCAATAGCCCAGCCCTATCGACCCCGCCGAACCTATGAGAACAATCAATTGGACGCCCTGAACCTATCACCGACAATGGCGGCGTGCTGACTGTTAGCACCAACACCGAAAGGGGATCGTATGACGCAGGAAGAACGCAGGGGTTACGACGAAGCAGCCCTTGGCAAGCCCTTCGATTCGACCCAGCCCGCCGAATGGCAGCAGGGCTGGCACAAATTTCACGACGATATGGCGCGGAGTGAATCCGCGCGCTTTGTTTAACCAGGAGCCCTCAGCATGGAAACCATCACCCTCAAAACCGCGCCCGAAGTCTCGGCCATTATTCGCGCCGCCGATCCTTCATATCGCAAGCAAAAGGCCGCGCTCTATGCCCGTGAGAGTCTCGCACTCTCGGGAACCTACTGGGATGGCGGAAGCCGCAACACCTACACGGCAGTTGACCTCTCAACCCTGCGGGCTGTTGCCGCGCCACAGTTTGACCCTCCGCAATTTGGCGGCGGCGATACCCGGACTGTCGCCATCCCTGAGGGAATCGCCATTGTTCGAACAGGCGTGTTTTGCGGCAAAACCGCATATGCAGCCGTTTATCTCAACCCGGCCAACATGGCCCGCCTCTTGAAGTAATCAACCCGGAGCCCTCAAATGAGCATTGACCAATTCCTAGATTCCCGCATGAGCCGCCGCCTGTTGGCCCAGGATCGCGCCCTGGCGCGCCTGGAAAAGCGCGAAGCCGCCGCAGATCAAATGATCGGGGAACTGTGCCGCAACGGCGCCCCCGTGTTCTATGTTTTCCCCGTAGGCGGAAAGTACCGCGAGGGAAACCGCGCGGAATTGATTTCCTACCTCATCCGCAACCGTCACGCCTAACCCGGAGCCCTTCAATGAAAGTTCTTGCCACTAGCCGACTCGAAGCCACCGAAATCGCTTTCCGCGCGCTTGAATTTGTCGCCGATGTTCGTATCACCGACTGTAGCGGTACGGAATACGGATATTGGGTCGAGTTTGACCCACGCGTTGTGACGAACGCGGACGAACTCGCCGATGTTGTGCGCGGTTGTGAAATCGAAACCAACTAACCCGGAGCCCTCGCCATGCAAGGTTTTCTGTCTTTCAGTCACGGTTTTTACCGAATCATTTTCCAGGCCATGCCCATTTGCGCCGATAAGCGCACCATGCGCGAAGCCCTGGAAGCCGCCGCCGCCCTGGGTGTTCCTGTTTCAAATGAAGCATGGAACGGAGACCGCGCCGAATGGGTTCATTTGCACACTATTGAGGAATGACCGCCATGACAAAAGCCCTTTTCATCCTGGCGGCGGTGCTTGCCGTTGCCGCCTACCAATCCCGGCCTTATGACTGCGCCACCGATACCGAATGCGAAGCGCAGGAAGCCGCCCGTTGTCTCATCTTTTGCGGAGAGTAAACACCATGACCCATGACCCCATGACCGCCGCCTACATCGAAGCGATTTACTTCACCGAAACCGGGGAAGACGGCCAACCCGCACCGGACGCGCCCCTATCCCCGGACTGCGCCCGCGAGGCCTGGGCCGCCTGTCACCGCCTCCGGCTGGCGTGCGCCGGGCATGACGGAATCGACCTCGGCAAATTTGACCCGGTGCAAGTCGGACATGACCTTTGGTTCACCCGTAACGGGCACGGGGTCGGATTTTGGGATCGACCCGAAATCTACGGGGAAGACAACGCGCGGATTCTCACCCTCATGGCGCGCGCCATGGGTGAGCATTACGCCGAATTTGACGAATAACCAACCGGAGAGCGAACAAATGAACCATCTTTCTATTTCATGGAGCACCAGCCGGGGCCGCGATACCTACGGTTACAACATCTGCCGCCTGGATTCCCGCGCCACCGGGAAACGATACCGCACCTGCGGCGGTGGCTACGATATGACCGGAACTGTCGTCGGGAAATGGCTAGAGGCCGAACACCAGTCCGAACTGCAAGCCCTGGCGGCACGGGTTCCCCTTGAGGACTGCGGCTACGCCGTGCCGGGCTATCGCAAGCCCACCCGCGAGGCCGGGCTTTATGGGCTGACTGTCACCCCCGAGGGATCGGTGAGTCTAGACGGCGCGTGCGGTATCCGTTCCATGGAAATCATCGCGGAGGCTATCGGGCTGCGCCTGGGTTGGCTGGGTAACCGCAAAGGGCATACAACCGGGTATTTCATTTCGAAGGGGGACGCATGAGATACCGCTGCCGCCCCCGCGCGGAGGACATAGAGGCGCGCCGCCGTGCCGCCATGAATGTCCTCGGCGCCGTGCTGTTGGCCGTTTCCATCGGCATCCCCTTTGCCCTTCACTTCCTGAGCATGAAACCATGACGACCTCAACCCTCTATGTTCGCCGCGACACCATGCAACCGCGATTCTGGCGCCTCTGCTGGTCGGAGCCGGGAAGCACCTCATTCTGTAACGCTGAGGGCGAGTGCAGCGCGATTTACTACCGAACCATGCGCGAAGCAATAGCGGCTGGACTGCGCCGCTTTGGTGAAGCCGCGAGAAAAGCCGACTGGTGATTTCACCCGCCTAGCCCTTCGCGGAGGGCTATGGGGTGCAATCCGCACCAAACAGAATGGAGATTTTGAGATGCCGAACTGGTGTACCAACGCGCTGCGGATTCGATCCGCTGATGCCGCCATCCTGGCCCGATACCGCGCCGCCATCGAAGGCGGCCGCCTGTTGCGAGAGTGCTGCCCCGAACCGGAGACCGACGCCTACCGCGAGAGTCTCGGCGCGCCAGGGGCAAGCCCCGAGTGGCGCGAATGGCGCATTGCGAACTGGGGGACAAAGTGGGAGATTCCCGCCGACGATATGACCGAGATTGTCGAGACCGCCGACGAAATCCGGGTCGGTTTTGCTTCCGCATGGAGCCCACCAGTCGAAGCCCTGCGGTTCGCGGCTGCGCGTGACGGGTTTTCGTTTGTCCTTTTCTACGACGAACCGGGCATGGGCTTCGCGGGTCGGGCTACCGAGACCGACGAAGATTGTTACGAATATTGCGAACTTGAGGAGTCCACCCGCGATGCGTGGGCGGCAGAGGGTTTCGAGGTTCAGGAGATAAAAGCATGAGCCCTGCCGCACTCATCAATGCCGGGTATCGCCTGGAGCGAGCCCGGACGCAATCAGCCTATGCCGCTGCGCTGGAGCGAGTGCGCGCCATGCTCCGCGAGGCCGACGACAAAACCGAGGCGCGCTATCTCATCGAACGCGGACGCCAGGAAGCCCGTACTTAACATCAAAGGAAATCAAAATGGGATTCTTTTCTAAAACCTGCGCCAAGACCCACCTGCCCGTAGTGGCAGAGCCCGTGGGCATTACGAAACTCAACCGAGTGGTCGCCCTGCTGCCCAACGGCGAAAAGGTAATCGGTTCATACGACGGCTATGGGCGGGTCGGTGAGCGCGAACTCTACGAGATCGACGGCGAAACAGTTTGGCCTAAAGTGAAGTTTGTCCTTGAGGCGTACTACGAAGGCGAAACCTACGACGACCTTGGGAATTCAGGCCCGGAGTTGGCGCAGGGGTTCTTCATGTCCAAGGATTTCCTGCACTACTGCCTACTCAAAGGCCCGTTCAAGAACCGCGCCGAATACACCCGCACCTTCAAGCGATTGGCGAACTGGCTATGAGCGCCCAAGAGATCAATCGGCCTTCCCCGAGGCCAAAACTAATCAATAAAATGAATAGTTTGAGAGGCGACCATGCTGCCGAATGAACACCACCCACTAACGGAGGCGTATGTACGGAGTGTAAGTGTTCGCTCACATGATACGCTTCGAGAGGTGTCGAGACTGATCGCGCACCTCGAAAAGATATGCGATGAGGTGACTGTTGCCCAGTGCAAACTCGCCGCCGAAGTTTTGCTAGAGCGTGGCCCCAGGGCTATGATCGGGCATGGCTGACAAGCAAATCTTCAGCGTCTACATCTTCGAGGATGAGGATGGGAGCGTGCGTGTCTTGGCCTCAAGCCAGGGCGCGCCCGGCAGAGCCTTCGAGGTTGGCCTTGAGATCATGGCAAACCTCAAGGCCGCAGAGTGTGAGCATCCCGATATGCTCACAGTCTCTCCCATCATCTGCTCGGAATCCCGGCAGTAATCATCGCCTTGTGCAAGGCCGTTGCCGCCTTGAACAGACCCACCTCCCGGTGGAAATCATTGAAGTCCTGGCCCGGCGTCGGCGGCATGAAGTAAGGCCACCCCGTATCCTGCGCCGCCTTTTCCCCGGTCTTGCTCTCATCGTTGTCAGCGATGACGAAGCCGCGAGGGTAACGAGTCGACAACTTCACGAGATTCCCGGCAGAGAACGCGATATGCAGGGTGTACCGACGCTTCATTGAGGCCAAGGCCGCGCGTACCGAGAGTGCCGTCGCGTACCCTTCCACCAATAAATGTGGCCCTTTGTTGTCGATAAGGTACTCCGCACCCGTGGTGCGCTGACCCAGGAGGAACTTCTTGCTGCCGTCCTCGCGGATGAGTTGGCATCCGACGATCCGACCATCGACGCGCATGGGGATCACGAGAATCTGCTCGCCGTCGCTGACCCACACATTGCCGTAGTCCTCCTCGAACCCCTTGGCCTTGAGGTAGGCGTGTCGGGCGTTTTGACATTCCTTGAGAATCCACGCCGCTTTCCTGGCTGCGCTTTCCTGCTGCTGCTTGCGCCGTTGCTCCGCTTGCTCCGTGGCCCGGCGAATCTTCGCCATGTCCACGCCAGTATCGGACTTCCAAACGACCACATCCTGATTGACCGCCCAGTTTTGCAGGAAAGCATGGTCGCCCATGAACTTGACCGCGCCGTTGCGCTTGTTGGGGTGATCCTCGGTGCGATACCGACGCCACACCCCGATTGGGGGGACGGAGTCCAACATGATGCCCATCGAACGGGCGAAGGTTACGAGGTCGCTCATGTTCTTTGCTTGCCTTTCAGGAATGCGATCAGTCTGTGCTTTACGAACTTCTCAAACTCAGCCGATGGGGGTTTGGTTCTCCTTTCGTCAAGGTTCCTGGGCCATACGCCGAACTTGTCCCGGTAGGTATGCGCCGCCCGGCCATTGCTCCACCCGCCATTGAAGACCTTGTATTTGCACATCGCCCAAAAGTCTTCCCGACTGATGCCGCCGCTGCTGAACAGTTCTTCCATCTGCCCAGGCACAGCCGCCACCTGACTGCGACGCTGACGGACATGGCCGCAATGCAGACAGGTATCGGAGTTGCCCGGCCACAGAGCCCCACACTTCGGGCACTTCGCCGCCTCCTTCTCCTTCTGCGTCTTCTCCTTCCTGGCTTTCTCCTTCGAGTCATCCAGTTCAGTCACGCCGCCATCGAAGATCGAATCCCAGTCCTCCCGGAAGCGCAGATAGTTGCCCGAGTGGTCGAGCCACACGGCGAACTCCTTGCCCGGATACCCGCGCATGATTCGCCCCATCTGCTGAATGTGTGAGGACAACGACTTCGAGAATGGCCGAGCAGAGATGCCGATCTGCACATCAGGAACATCGAAGCCCTTTGTGAGAATGTCCGTGGCGATGAGCCCGTTGATGTCCGTGTCCGGCTTGGCGAACTCCTCAATCACATCCCGCTTGAACTGATCATCATCCCGGTATGAGATGGAGATGAAGTTGTACCCGGCCTGTTGGAACTTCGAGGCGAGATCGGCTGCGTGTTCCACACCTGCGGCGAAGACGATTGTCTTGACGGGCTTGCCAAATATCTCGTGGGTCTTCTGAATCCACTCGGCCACCACATCCCCGGTGATCTTCATTCCTCGGGTCTGCGCTTCGTCCTGGCTCCACTCGCCCGCGACCTTCTTCGCGCCCTCCATGTCGATCTCTTTGGCGACGAAGACGCGCAACGGAGCCAGCACCTTCTGATCCACCAAGTCCTTCGTGGTGACTGTGCTGACCACATGGTCATAGACCTTGCCGATGCCCTTGGTGAAGGGCGTAGCGGTCAGGCCGATGACCATCACATCTTCATGCTTCTTGATGAACTCCACAGTCTGCTTCCGCATCGCGTGGCACTCATCAACGATGAGAAGTTTGAGTCCAGGGAATGAGCCGCGCTTCTCAAGCGTTTGGGCCGAACAGACTTGGATGTTCTCGGATGGGCGATACCTCCAATGCCCCGCTTGCATTACCCCGTGGTCGATCTTGTATCGCTCAAGCCGTTGGCTTGTCTGATCGCACAGGATGATCCGGTCAAGCAGCATCGCTGCCCTGTTGCCCCGCTTCTTCGTGGCCTCAAGCAATGCGATTGCCATCTCGGTCTTGCCCGCACCCGTTGGGGCGTACAGAATCTGCGCTCGTTTGCCCTCGGCAAAGCCTTGGCGCAGGGCTTCCAACGATTGCTGTTGGTAGTCTCTTAGGTCTAGCATGGTTTCTCCTGCCGGGACACAGGCCACCCGGCGTTGGCACTTCGATTACTTTCCTTTGAGTTGCTTCTGAAGCATGGCGATCTGCCGCTTCATCTGTGCATTCTCACCCTGGAAGGTGTCCCTGCTCTTGGTCACGGCTTCCAACCGAATCTCCAACTGCCGCACCTCTTCACGCAAGTCGGCGATGGTCTGCTCTGCGAGTTTCTTCTCCTCTTCTGTGGCGTCAAGCGCCGCAACCGCAAGTCGGTCAGAGAGGTTCTTGTTCTCCTGCTCCAGTTGCTGAATGCGCTCCGTCTGAGCGTCTTCCATCAGCATCTCGAACTCGTCGGGCTCCTCCGCCTTCGGCTGTTCCTTGGTCTTCTTGTTCTCCGTCTTGGCCTTGCGCTCCACCACCTTGCCCGTCTTCGTCGTCATCTTGATGGTGTCGGGAGCCTCGATGCCCATCTCGTCACGCACCTTCTTGACCAGGGTGGCGCTCGTGTCGCACTGGCGGGCAATCTCACTCACAGGTTTTTTGGAAAACAAAGGATGCTTCAGTGCAACCTCAATGTTCCTGCGCCGATCAGCAACAGTAAGGCGAGCGCCATTGTTCTTGTTGCCTCCAATGCTGAACCACCAAGCATCATCCAGATTGCCATTCCTAACTTCCGCCTTGATGCTGGCACGGCCCAAGATTTTGTGCGCCTCAAGCCGATGCCATCCGCTTGAAAGCAAGTAGTTCATCCCATCCCAAAACACGGTGATTGGCGGGAACTCATCTCCGCTTTCCATGTCACGGACGAACGCCTCGGCAAGCCCCTCCACTTCGTGAATGCGCGGCTGAAGCCTGGGGTCAAGGACGATTGCGCCGATGTTGAGTGTCTTGATCTCGTTCACTTGCTCATCCCCCTCAACTCCCAACCCAGGAGGAACCATCTCCAGTAGGTCTGCGTGTTCTTGTTGGGGTACTTGCTTCCGTCCCACTTCGTAGGCCGCTTGCCTTTGCTGACAAGCAACGCCTCGAATGCCTTCCTTGCATCCATCTGTGCTCCTTCGTTGGTGCGCTTTGGTAAGAAACCTCTTGCGCGGGACCACAAATATACACTAGACTGCACCTGCGTCAAGCATCGACGCGCACAGTTCAAGGAGAAAAAATGAACGACTTCACCACCTTGGCCCTCGTCGTGGGCTCCATCGCTGCATGGCTCACGCACATCTTCACTTGCTTCTCTGAGGGGCTATGGGGCTTCCTGATCGCGGGCGCCCTGCTCTTCCCGATTGGCATCCTTCACGGCATCTACCTGTGGTTTAGGTGAGGCAACCATGAGCAACAACGCAAAGAAGACTATGCCCTGGGTTCCCGTTGGGCATCCTGATTTCAAGTGGCGCTCAGGCGCGGATGTACAGGCTACATGGCATCGCTACACCGGATGGACTCCACCAAGCGCAGGCCGTGAGCCCGTGTATGTGGAGAACCGCACGCCCGATTGGGCCAAGGTAAGGAGGGTGAAGTGATGCACCGCTATGAAGACGACGGACTGGACGAACTGGGCTGGCTTGTCGCCATGCTAGGCGCGTTGGGCTTCCTGTTCTTCGCCCTGGTGTACTTCCTGCACTGGGCGGGGTGGGTATGAAGAAAATAATTCCAATCCTGGCACTTGTCTGCGGCCCCGCCCAGGCACAGTTCTTCAGCGGGAACGAACTCTACGAGCGCCTCCGAGATGGGCGGCTTTCTCAGGTCATGTTCTATGTGGCGGGCGTCCATGATGCCAACGACAAGGTTCTGTTCTGCTCACCAAGCGATGTGACCTTGGGTCAGGCGCTCGATGTGGTCAAGCGGTATCTGGAAACTAGGCCAGAGCAGAGGCACTTGTCTGCCGACTTCTTGGCGTCCCAGGCAATGCGTGCTGTGTGGCCATGCCGGAAGGGGAGCGGGGTATGAGCCTACGAACAGCAGCGCAGCAGGCGCTTGAGGCGTTGGAGGAACGCTATGTGGGCGCACTGCGCGATAAGGCTATGGATGCCCTCCGCACCGCGCTTGCGGAGCCTGAGCAGAAGCCGGTGGCGTGTGTGACCGGGGCATATGCGGGGCACTTCACTGTTGTTCCGACTAACCCTGCACTTGTTCTGGCTACAGGAATGGCCCTCTACACCCACCCACCGCAGCGCAAGCCGCTGACAGATGAGGAAATTGATGCACTACCGTGGACGAAGAACTACGAAAGCGATGTGACGCTATACGAGGCACTTCGTGACTTCGCCCGAGCCATCGAACGCGCACACGGGATTGGAGAGAAGACATGACGCCGGAAAAATTGATTGATCTGTTGGCTGAAGCGGGAATGTTGAAAGAAGAATCGGCGGGCGTGTTTGATTGGCATCCAACAATGGCAAAAGCAGAACGCTTCGCCACCCTTGTTGCCGTGCAAGTCGAAGCAACATGGCAAAACAGATACCTGAAGTTGATGGACTTGATGAAGGCACGAGAAGGCCAACCAAACAAGCCATGCTGTCTAGCCGAGCGCGAGGCGTGTGCGAAGGTGTGTGATGAAGAGGGACTGCACATAACTGCATCCATCATCAGAGCAAGGGGGCGGGAATGAGCGGCGACCACAACGCCAACCAGAAAGCAACCAAAGTACTGGCGCAGATAGATGCGGAGCCCAAGCCAAAACAGAAAGTGTCCGAGAGATCAGTGCGGGTGACCATCGGCATGATGAGAACCCTCGCAAGCAAAATCCCCATAAGCCCGTTCCACCTACACGCCGCAGATCAGATGGAGCGGATGCTGGATGAACTACTTCGACTGAGGAAGAAGACATGAACCGCGACGACATCGTCCGACTGTCTCGGGAAGCCGGGTTTGCTGACGGCGTGCCAGAGATCGTAGGGCTTGAAGGATTTGCTCGATTTGCCGCCCTGGTTGCCGAGCATGAGCGGGAAGAAATGGGCAAAGATTTCTTAGATTTTTACCGAATGATGGTGATGCTCGGGGACAAGGAGTCTGCAATAACAACAGAGCACTGCATGAGTCTGATCAGAATGAGAAGCAAAAGGAAACCAACATGAACCAATACCTACACGAAGCCTATGAATGCTTGATCACCAAACTCAAGGAAAACATCGATGAACTAAACGCGAAGATGGACGAACGGTACTGCGCCGACAACACGGCAATCAGCATGCTGCTGGACTTCGTCCTCGAACACCACGGGCCGCAAGTCACCCGGAAACTGGCAGAAGAAATAGATGAAGCAGGTGGCTACGAAGTTGCCGACTACCTGCGCGACAAGATGGAAGAGAAAGGAATTGAACCATGAGCGATCAATCAAGCAGACGAATCGAAGACCCGGATGTGCTCATCGTTGACGCGCTTCATCACATCACTTGCTGCCTGCTCAACGAGACACACACCAATAGGGAACCAAAGATATTTGAGGAAGACATCGAACATCTTTGGCAGGCGGTACACGCCCTGAGCCTTGCCTACCTGCGACCCAGGAAGATCGTATGAAGAAAGAACCCTGCGAGCACCGCAAGGTTGACATGTACTACGACATGGAAACCAAGAAGCCCGTCCTGTGGGCCTGCCGGTTCTGCATGTTGCAATTTGTCCCCGTAAATCCACAAGGAGATCAAGATGAAGAGGAACAACGACACCGACACCCCCGACTTCTTCGACGACCCGTTGCAGAAACTGCGGCATGAGTGGAAGCACACCATCGAAGGTGAGGGTGGCGACTGCCCAGTCTGCGACAAGTTTGGCAAGGTCTACCGGATCAAACTGAACCAGTCCCTGGCTCTGTCCATCAAGTGGATTTCAGACCACGGCGGCGAGAGCGGCTGGATTGATGTCCAAAAGCAGGGTCCAAGATGGATGCTGCGGTCTAAGACCTACGCCCTGCTGAGTCACTGGGGAATGATCGAACCCCTGGCTCCCCGGTCAGGCGTGTGGCGCGTCACGCCCACAGGAAAGGCATTCCTTGCAGGGAATATCAAAGCCCCCGTGGCCGTCTACATCTACGACAACTCGGTCTGGGCTGTGGACAACGAGAACACCACCTACCGGGGGTGCTTCGGGGTGAAGTTTGACTTCAACGAACTCATGTCCGCGTCCTTCAACTGGGCAAATGTCAAGTCTTCATCCTCTAGAAAGTCGGATCGAAAATAAGATGAAACCCCGCAGAGGAAACAAGATTCCATACGGGACATTTACCGATGAACCGTCTGCGGCCAAGACGGCTTACTACACCTTCGGCCACCGCAACGACGATGACTTGCCTCCTCTGCCGGAACTTGAGCCGGACGCGCAAGAAGTTGACCCTGAAGAAGAACTGTTCAAGAAGGAAATCTCATTCGTCGTGAGCGAAGTCTTGGATGGTCTCCCGCCTCGGCTGGCCAAGATCATACGCATGCGCTTTGGCTTTGGCTGCAAGGCTCACGACCTTGAGGAGATTGCCCAGATGTACGACCTAAGCAGGGAAAGAATTAGACAGATCGAAGCCAAGGCAATTCGGATGTTAAAGGCACCAGGGCGATACAAAATTCTTTTCAACGCCTACTCCCCCATGACCATCTCAGAACAAGACTTCCACTACCGTTTGCTATTTGAAGAGCAGCGGCTCAGGGATCAGTACCTTCTTTACCTTGAGTGCTGCGACTACAAACCCAACGTCCCTCCCCCCAAACTCAAATATGTGACCATATGAAACACATCACCCTTCTCATGCGATGCCATGCACTCTTGCGTAGAGTTGATACCGTCACGCCCGAAGGCCGTCTCACCCTGGACGGGGACAGATTGGCCAAAGAGATCACCGACTACATCAACCAGATCGGCAGTCACCACCACGACTGTTGGGCGCAAGGGCCAGAGCACTACGTATGCGCCTACGAACGAGTCAAACAACTAGAGCAGCAGATCAAGGATCAACAGGATGTTCAAACTCCCGCAGTACACATGGGACAAGGATCGTGAACTCTGTAAGCAGTGCAAACATTACCGACCGAGCGTCGACCGTCCTCGCCTGTACTCGGGCGCACTGGTCATGCGATGCGCCGTCAATCCATTCACCGCCAGCAAGGGGATCGGAACCTGCATCGACAACCGAACCCGTGGGCCGTGCGGTAAGGAAGGACGACTGTTCGCCCCGCAAGATGTCCCGCCAAAGGCCGTAGAAGGCCAACGCCCGGCGGCATGAAAAAGGCCCCGTCAAAAGGGGCCAATCCCATATATTTAGTATTTATCACCCAAAGACCCCCCTACCCCCACGATGGGAGGTAGGAAGGGATCAGGCGTCACCCCCCGAAGGGATCGTCATGCTACGGATTTGAACCGTATGCCCCCGGCTTGACGATACGACCAGCCGCACGGATTGTTCAGGAACTGCCCCCTAGCCCGTGGGTTTGTTGATGGTGGCCGGTGCCCATCTCCGGCTTGTCCTACGTCAACGAGATTGCCATCGGTGCCGCGAAGGTTGGACGTTTCGCAGTCGATTTTGGCAGTGCTCTAGTCCAGACTTGACTGTCTGTCACACGACATCGGCGACCATCCAGGCCAGCCGCATCGTCTGATTCACCATCAACAAACCCACGGTTGCATACCGTGTCCCTCTTCCCTTCCGCGCCACCAAGGTTTGAGTGCTTGCTATCGTGCGGAGTACGGGCAACAAAAAACCGCTAGGTCAGACCCCGGTGGCAACTTCCCTCTAGTGGGAGGGAGTACCCCATACGGGGTCGGAGTCTGATCTAGCGGTTCTTCCTGCTCGTTGCCACACAAGCAGTACGGTAAATGTACCTGAACTGATTTGCCCGTGTCAAGCGGTGGGGCAAACAGGGCAAACAGGGCAAGTGTGGCAAACGGGGCAAACGGGGCAAACGGGGCAAACAGGGCAAAACCGACACGGTGTCGGATTTGACCGGGGAAACACTGGTCAACCCATGACCAGAGTATCGAAACACTGGTCACCAGAGTAAGGAAACACTGGTCAAGCCGTGGCCAGAGTATGGGCGAAAAAAACCCCGCCGAAGCGGGGGAACTCACAACTTCAAGGAGAGGAGGAACAACTTGAACCACGGCATCTCTGCCGTACCACCATTGTCCTGCTCCGCCTTCGGCTGGTCAATCCCCGCAGAAGCAAGGAATCCCTTCGTCCATCCCGGCAAACATGTCGGCCTGATCCTGCGCAAACTTCATCATTGATGCGTAGCCAGGGCGGTCAGACCGGAAGGTAGCCCCGATCTTCTCCTCCTGAGCCGCCCACCAGACGGCCCGCTCGGGACGATCCTTGATCAAAGACATGATCTGGTTCGGACCCTTGAGGAAACACAGGTCACAGTTCCCCAAGGCCGTGATCCCGTCCCGGAAGGTCAGGCCCAGGTCAAAGGGGCTGTTCTTCCAGAACGCCTGCACATCCAACTGCGTCACGCCCGCATCTGCCAGCGGCACCAGCAGGTTCCTCGCCCGCAGTTTGGGCAGACGCCTGGGCTCATCAGCCCTGACCCCAATCATCATCTCTGCATCCTCAATCCCCTTGGAATCAAGGTATCTGTTGATCGCCTTGGCCTTCAACTCCTCAGTGCAGAACCGGGCCACAGGGTTGGGCAGGTAACTCTTGTTCTCAATCAGTGCAGCAAACGGCTCCCCATACCTTGAAGCAGAGGAAAAGTCAACGACCTCAAATCGGGGTATTTCGGCCCGGTACTCCAGCCAAACGATGGGCACATCCCACTCCCGGCTGCACCTGTCCACGAACTCAAGGGTCGCCTCCTCCTCCTTGCCGGTGTTGGCAAAGCAGACAACAGCCTCGGAGGGTAGCCCTTGGTTCTCCTGCAAGACCCGCCACAGCATGTAGGCACTGGTCCGCCCGCCGGAAAAGGAGATGCAGGTCGGGCCGTTAATCTTGAATGGGTTCAACTTAGCACCTCTATTCCTACCTTGACAAATCCGCCGACTTCCTCGGCCTTCTGGATCGTGATCTTCCACTTGCTGTCGTCCACCTTCAGGACATCCACCAGCCCGTCTATCCCGGCCTTGAAGCGCGCCAGACAGTTGTCCAGATCAATGGCCCTGCGGCTGGGCGGATAGAAGGTCAGCGTCACATGCAGGCCCTTGGCCTCTATCGGCCTAGCCCCCTGGCTCAGAGCCGTCCAGGCACAAGCCTGCCGGAACTCCTTCTTGGCCTTGGCTAACTTTGCCCAGTGAACCCGGGCGTTGGGACTCAATGTCGTGGGAGGCCAGGGCATCGTAAATTCCATGTACCTGTTATATCACAAGGGGCTTGACAGGTACAGACCTACCAGTTAGCATCACTTCCCTCCTACCTGAAAGGACACACATGATAGACAAGAAAAAACTGGAGACAGTCTTCAAGATCGCAGATGTCGCCACCAAGATTGTCGATGTCACTCAAGACAACTCCGACGATGACTTTGTCCGTATGAAGGCTGCGGCCTTGGCTCTTGTTTCCATCTGCGGCGCCAGGGATATGGACGACATGCAGATGTGCAGGCTTGTCTTCGACACCTATCACGAGATGACCGACTGGCAAAGAAGAGGCCCGATAACAGAGGAGACCAAGCAGTGAAACTCACCAACAACTTCAACCTGCCGGACACATTCGTCAATGTGATCCGCCGCCCCCAGTACAGCAAGGGCGACGCTCAGATCAGCGCCACGGAAATCCTCAACAGCCCCAGGATCGTAGCCCTCAAGCGCAAGCATTGGGATGACCTTGAGGAAGACGCATCAGACATGGTCTGGTCGCTCTTCGGCTCTGCCGTCCACAATGTTCTGGAGCACGGCAAGGACGCCCACCATATCGTGGAGGAGCGCATCTTCACCGAGTTCGAGGGATGGAAGGTCAGCGGTGCTATCGACCTGCAAGAAGTCTACGAAGACGGCACCATCATCTCCGACTACAAGGTCACGGGTGCCTGGGCCGTGATGAACGAGAAGCAGGACTGGCACAACCAACTCAACACCTACGCATGGTTGCTTGAGCGGGTGAAGAAGCAGCCAGTCAAAGCCTTGCAGATCGTTGCCATCATCCGCGACTGGTCACGCCGGGATGCACAGACCAAGGACACCTACCCAAAGTCTCCGGTCACAGTCATCTCGATCCCTCTGTGGCCGTATGAACAGCGTGAGCAGTATGTGGCCGAGCGGCTGCGCCTGCACAACGAAGCATTCTTTGCGATTCATTCAGGAGAAGGAATGCCTGAATGCACCGCTGAAGAAATGTGGGAGAAGCCCACAACCTATGCCGTTATGAAAGAAGGCGGCAAACGCGCCAAGAGTGTCCATGAGACACAGGAGGAAGCGGAAAAGGCAAACCCAGGTAAAGGCTACTTTATCGAGGTGCGCCAAGGCGGTCGGACTCGGTGCGAATCATTCTGCCAAGTCTCGGCCTTTTGTTCTCAGTACCAAAACTATCTCAAGGAATCAACATGAACATGATCCATCTCTCCATCCCCGAAACCGACTTCCCTTTCCTGATGGAAGCCATCAGCCTGCGAGCGTTGTCGTTGCAGAACGCCCTGCGCCAGCAACGCTTCGAGCAGAACATCATCACTGGTGAGCGCACGGTAAGCAAGGAGGAGGCATCTAAGAAGGTTGAGGAGATCATCAAGAAGGCCAAGAAGCCAAAGGCAGCGAAGCCCAAGACTTCTCTGAAGGAGCGTCGTGATGCCCTGCAAGCCCTGCTCAGTTTGAAGGAAAGCCGCAGCCTGTCCATTGCTGAGATCGCCCGCCGCACGGGTGTCTCCTATGTAACCGCCCGCAAGGCAGTTGTCACCAAGAGGAAGAATTAATGGATAACCAGTTCGCAACACTGGCCGCAATAAATGTCTCAAAGCACATCGAGAAGAAGGGCAACCTGTCCTACCTCTCATGGTCGTGGGCGGTAGATCAACTCATGCGCGCGGACCCCAGTGCGAACTGGGAGTTCCATGCGCCTGAGATGTTTGGCGAAAGCATGATGGTGTCCTGCACCGTCACCGCTTTCGGCAAGCCCATCAAGATGCACCTGCCCGTCATGGATCACCGCAACCAAGCGGCCAAGAACCCTGACGCAGTCCTCATCAACAAGAACATGATGCGCTGCTTGGTCAAGGCCATCGCGTGTCACGGTCTGGGCTTGCACATCTACGCAGGCGAAGACCTCCCTCTTGATGAAGACGGCAACAGACAGGAGAAGCCCAAGGCCCAGCCCGAGCCGAAGCCCGAGCCGAAACCTCAGCCAAAGCCAGAGCGAATCACGCCACAGGTCATCGAGGGCAAGGATCGAGACTGGAAGATGAAGATCACCATGCTCGGCGGCAATGACAACCCCGAGGATTGGCTCGGTGTTCTCAATGACATGACAACCATCGCCCTGTCAACCGCCACCTCTACCGATCAGGTGATGTCGATCTTCAAGGCCAACGCAGACATCTTCAGCAAGGCAAAAGAAATTGACGCAGCAGCCTACGACAAGTTGCTCGACAAGTTCAAAGAAGCCAAAGCCAAATTCACAGCAAAGGAAACCGAATGAACTCCATCACCGTCGCTGGCTCCCTGGGCCGAGATGCAGAACTGAAGCACCTTAACAACGGCGATTCCATCAGCGTCTTCTCCGTGGCCGACAGCCAAGGCAAAGACAAGCACACCATCTGGTGGAACTGCACCATCTACGGTAAGCGCGCTGAATCCCTGAACCAGTATCTGGTCAAGGGTCAGGCCGTCACCGTGGTCGGGCACATCACCGAGCGCGAGTACACCGACAAGAACGGCAACGAGCGCAAGGCTATGGAGATTCGCGTCAATGACGTGATGCTCCAGGGCCGCAAGCAGGACGCCGCTCCTAAGCCTGTCAAGGAGGAGAAGGCTGACTACGACGATTCTGAAATTCCCTTCTGATGGACACGCTTCAGTTTGAGGCAGTCAAGGTCGCCATCAAACAAGACAAGACGGGATACATCCTGACCTTGAACGTCCACCCGGACGAGATTCCCGTCAAACTCATGCGCGACTTCGTGGGCGCACGGTATCAAGTGGTCATGGTTCGGCTTAACGAAGAGGAAAAGCCAATGAACCGTGACCGCGAGCATGGCCGCGATCCCATCAGAGCAGCAGGCATCATGTGCCGGGATGATCGGTTTGCCGAATGGCTGTATGAGACCGGTCAGATTCTGGACACAACAGAGGCCAGCGTTATTGAGTGGCTAAAGGAGAGGCTTCAAATCAACTCACGCACAGAACTCAAGGATCGGCCAGCGGCTGCCAAAGAGTTGTTTGCGATTGAACAGGAATACAAAAGATGGACAAACGCCTGATACCGTACTCGGTGCATCTGCCCGAGGAGATATACAAGAAACTCAAGCAGGCCGCAGGGGAGCGCAAGGCATCAGCCCTGGTGCGAGATGCCATCACCCTCATCATCGAGGGCGACGACTCCTTCAACGGCGGCTACAACAAAGCAGTTCGAGATGTGATCTCCGCCCTCAAGGACGACCAATGGTGCAAGTCCGTTTGGATCGAGGGGCAGAGTTTTGCCGACTACATTGAGCAACTGATCAGCCCCATGATCGTCCCTCAGAACACGAAAGGTAAACGCCGTGCAAAGGAATGAACTTCACGATTGGTCTGCCTACCTTCTCACGGTAGACAAAGAACTCAGGCACATCAACGACAAGTTGCTACACAAGAACTACGATGTTCTCCCGCACATTGTTCAGATTAAAGAGGCGTTGGATAAGACTCTGGTCTGGGTCGCAGAGAACAGTGAACAATAAACTGACCCCAGCCGAACGCCGCCACCTCGCCAGGGTAAAGGAACTACCCTGCGGGGTGTGCGGCGAGCCCGGCCCGAGCGACGCCCATCACATAGAACAGCATCTCCAGTACCTGTGCATACCGCTATGCAAGGACTGCCACCAGGGTTCTTTGAACGGAATCCACGGTCAAAGACGCATCTGGGCGGTCTACAAAAAGACCGAAGAGATTGTCCTCAATGACACCATCCGGCGACTTTTGGACCAAAACTAATCAATAAAATGATTAGTTTGGTCTTACTCTCGGGGTTTACCCTCAATCGTTAGGCCGTCCCTGAGCAATTGCTGCTTCTCTTCAGCCTTTGATTTGAGGAGTACAGCAGCCTCTGTGCTGATGGCTCCCTTCTTCTCAAGCCTGTCGATGCGGGAGATTTCGAGCGCAAGTTCTCGGATCAGTTGATTCTGCTTGCTCTCTTCAATCTTTTCGGAAACCTCAAGGTCGTATGGTCTGACCTTGATGCCCATCGTTTGAAGCGCGGCGTACTTTGGAATCACCGGCAATCCATCCTTGCCAACGCCCGTGTAGTCCACAACCCCCATCGGCCCAGCATCAATCGTGATTGGCTTGCCCGTGATGTTTGCAATCACATTCATGCCGCGATCAAAGTGGTAGTTGCCAACCGCAATCGCGGGAGCAGCCTGCTTCCACAGCCATGCCAAACGCTTCTGGGTCTTCTCTTCCTCAGTGTCAGAAGCCTTGACCACATCCTTGCCAAAGAACATATCTTTGTTGGCAAGCATGGCGACCAAGGTAGTCAGCACAGGGTTGCTAGGAGTCAGCGGCTGCAAGAGAGCCACGCCGCCGGAGTTGTTGACTGCATCTAGCAAGTCAGCACCCGGGAAGATACGGCTAGTGTCGATGAACAACGGCATGCCCGTTACATCATCCATCCCAAGCCGGATAGCCTTGGGAGCACCAAGGGCCGCGCTCTCACCCTTGAGCCAAGGCGGCAGGTTGCGACGCTCTTGCTGCTCAAGTTCCTTGGCCTTGGCGCGGAACTCGGGATCGGTGGCGTACTTGTAAAGCACGTTGCCCCACCAATCATCTTCGTCTTCGCCCAAGCCAGCGGCCATCGCGTACATCATCGCGTTGACAGAGTAGGCAATCGTCGCTGGTGCGGCGTAGCGCCACGGGTACTCAAGCGCCGTCCGGGTCAGGACAGGGATCACCTTGTAGGTGTAGGCGAAGAACGGCATGGCAAAGTCACGCAAGGCCCGTGCGCCACGCGGTAGATCATCGTAGGTAAAGATGAAACTCTGGCTGTAGTCGCGCGCATCCTGCGGGTCAAGGCCACGATTACGGGCATCGCGGTAGATCAGGAAACGGAAGAATGAGTCTTCGTTCTCATACATCCACTGCGCCAT